TGGTCCTACAGGACCAACAGGTGCTACTGGTTCTGCTTCTACAGTTACAGGACCAACTGGTCCTACAGGACCAACAGGGTCTGCAAGCACAGTTACTGGTCCTACAGGACCAACAGGTGCTACAGGTAGTGCTTCTACAGTTACTGGTCCTACAGGACCAACTGGTCCTACAGGACCAACAGGGTCTGCAAGCACAGTTACTGGTCCTACAGGACCAACAGGTGCTACAGGTAGTGCTTCTACAGTTACTGGTCCTACAGGACCAACAGGTAGTACTGGTGTGGGATACAGCGGTATAACTAGCACATCTACGATTACATTTGCCACTGGTTCTGCAGGTTTTGATGTTACTTCTTTTGGTGCTTACACATTGGGTATGAGAGTTAAAGTTATTTCTCAAACTAATGCTGCACAATATGTTGAAGGTGTAATAAACGGATTTTATGAAGAAGGTATGGGTATATTTGTTCAGGTAGATAAGTTTGTTGGTTCTGGTTCTAGCAGTTCTTGGAAGTTTAGCGTTGCTGGTGAAGTAGGTGCTACTGGACCAACTGGTCCTACAGGACCAACAGGGTCAGCAAGTACAGTTACTGGTCCTACAGGACCAACAGGGTCAGCAAGTACAGTTACTGGTCCAACTGGTCCTACAGGACCAACAGGAGCAGCAAGTACAGTTACTGGTCCTACAGGACCTAGTTTTACTGGAGGAACTCTTACTTCTTCTTTGACTCTTCGACAAGGTGCAACAGGTGCTGGAACTAGCCCACTTTATTTTGATAGCACCTCTACCCTTGTTCTTGCTACGCCAATTGCAGGTGCCAATGAGTATGATGGAAAAGCCTTTTATAAAACACCAAACGCAACTACAGGTAGAGCAGTTGATGTTGCTTCTTACTACTATGTTTCTGACGGAAGCGGTTCTGTTGATTTCTCATCTACCACTACTGCTAAATCCATATTTGGAACTGCTACAACTGGATTAACTCTAGTGGCAGGGACAACATATGAAGTAGAGTTGAGTGTTTCTACTTCTATAACTGCTGGTGCTGGAACCACACCTGCATTTAGTCACTCGTTCTTATTGACTACTGTATCTGGTTCACCTACAACAACTATTTATCAAGAAATTTCAACGTCAAGCAATACAACAAGCCTTGCAACTGCATCAGCAGTGTCTAGACTTAGAAACATTAACAATGCTGCTGTTTCAGTACTTGCTACTACTACAACTGGTTCTAGATATTCAATTTATAGCGTCAGAGGAATTATTCGTGTGACTGGTACTGGTACAGTAAAAATTTCTCCAGCAATTAGTGCAAGTACTACCAGTGCCGATTATCTGTTTAATGCCAATGCTGGTTCTTACATAAAAATAACTCCACTTGGTAATGGAACTGTTACCAATGTTGGAAGTGCTTGGGCATAAGAAAGGATAAACCATGAATGAAATAACTGAATTATTAACTTACTGGGAAAATGATGGATTAGCAAATCCAGCAGCATTAAAAGCAGCACATGATGCTATTGTGCTTTTAGTTGCAAAAGTAGAAGAATTAGAAACTCAAATTAAAAATTTATCTAATATATAAAATTAGTGTTTGACTTTTTATAAAACTGTGATATACTTTATACATCACAGTTATGGAAAGGCGGAAACGCTATGTCGGAATTTTTTTCTTTTACCCTACCAACAGATTTTGTAGAAAAATACAAATCATTGGAATCACCCTTTGGATTCGTGGATGCAGGTGGCAACGCACTAGGTGAAATTACTTTTGTTCGAACTTACTCACGAGTCAAAGAAGATGGAACTAAAGAACGCTGGTACGAAGTTGTACGCAGAGTTATTGAAGGTATGTACTCTGTCCAGAAAAACCATGCAAAAGAGAATCGTCTTCCATGGAATGACTATAAGGCACAGAAGTCAGCACAAGAAGCATTTGACCGTATGTTTACTCTAAAATGGACACCTCCAGGTCGTGGAATGTGGACTTTTGGAACACCTCTCACAATGGAAAAACGTAACTCTGCTGCTTTACAAAACTGTGCTATGGTATCAACAAAGGACCTAGATAAAAATGACCCAGGTGCTTTGTTTGCTTGGGTTATGGATGCTCTTATGCTTGGTATTGGAGTTGGCTTTGATACCCTTGGTAAAGACAAAAACTTCCCAATCTATGCACCAACAGAACCAGAGGTAGTCTATATTATCCCAGATACTCGTGAAGGCTGGGTAGAGGCAACACGTTTGCTAATTAACTCATATCTTCGTGCAGGTCAAAACATTCAAAAATTTGACTATTCAGAAATTCGTCTAGAAGGTGCTGCAATTAAAGGTTTTGGTGGCGTAGCCTCTGGTCCTGCACCGCTAATCAAACTACATGAACGCATTAGTCATGTACTAAATGGTCGTGTTGGTGATAACCTAGATGCTCGTGCCATTGTTGATTTAATTAACCTTATTGGTACTTGTGTTGTTTCAGGTAATGTCAGACGTTCTGCTACACTTGCACTTGGGGTAGACGGAGATGAAGACTTCCTAAATTTAAAGAATCCAGAAGCATTCCCAGAGCGTAACTCGTATGACCCAAACAACCCAGGATGGGCTTGGATGTCAAACAACTCTATTGAGGCAAAAGTTGGAATGGATTATGAAAAATATGTAGACCGTATTGTTGACAATGGTGAGCCAGGATTTATCTGGCTTGATGTTGCTCGTAACTTTGGTCGTTTAGCAGACCCAGCAGATGGTAAGGACTATCGTGTAATGGGCTTTAATCCGTGTGCAGAACAGCCATTAGAGTCATACGAACTATGTACCCTTGTAGAAGTACACCTAAACCGTCACGAGTCTAAGGAAGACTTCCTGCGTACTCTTAAATTTGCTTACTTGTATGGAAAGACTGTTACCCTTCTTCCTACTCACTGGCAACAGACTAACGGTATCATGCAACGAAATCGTAGAATTGGAACATCTCTAACAGGCATTGCATCGTTCGCTGACGAGCACGGTCTACCTGCTACTCGTGAGTGGATGGACGAAGGATACAACAAGATTCGTTACTACGATAATAAGTATTCAGAGTGGATGTGTGTTCGTGAATCAATTCGTGTAACCACCGTTAAGCCATCTGGTTCTGTATCAATTCTTTCAGGTGCTACCCCTGGTGTTCACTGGGGTCCAGGCGGAAAGTTTTATCTAAGAGCAATTCGTTTTGGTAACACAGACCCAATGCTACACCTGTTTAAAGCGGCAGGGTATAAGATTGAACTAGACCTGGTTTCAGCAAATACTTCAGTAGTATACTTTCCAATTGCTTCGGGACAGAAGCGAGCAGAAAAAGATGTAACTCTATTTGAAAAGACAGCCCTTGCCGCTACCGCTCAGAAGTACTGGTCAGATAACGGTGTTTCAGTAACACTATCATTTGATACAACAAATGAAAAGCAGCACATTTCATCTGTTTTAAACATGTACGAAGGACAACTAAAGGCAGTATCCTTCTTGCCAATGGGAAACACAGTTTATCCACAGCAACCATATTCTGAAATTACAGAAGATGAGTATGACTACTACATTGGTAGGTTAGCAAAGATTGATTTCTCTGCTATTTATGATGGAGTAGAAAACTTAGAGGCACTTGGAGAAAGTTACTGCAGTACAGATTATTGTGAGATTAAAATTAAATAGTTATCACTAAAAAAATACCCTGCCATTAACTTAGCAGGGTATTTTCTTATGTGATAGAATAGTAAGTATGGCTATTAGTTCAAATAAATATATTCAAAAAATATCTTCTCAACATCCAACTGCCTTATGGTCGTTAGATGATGAAGCATATTATGTTAAATTAATGTCGGATAGCGGAAGAGACTTAATAAATTGGACAAATGTTAACGCCGATAGTGTTACTAATATAGTTCCAGAAAACATAATTTTACCACGCAAAGATAGACCTTGCACAGAAATTGTTGGGTTAGAAATTGGTGGGGAAAATATTTATGGAAGCGTGTATCTTATAAGTGATGAAACTTTTACCTCGCAATCAGGCTCTTTTGATATTTCTTTTAATGTATATTCATATGGAAGCGATATACGTTATGCAAGGGTTGGTTATCAAATAGGAACAACTAAATCAATTACAGGAGTTGGAAAGAGGACCACTCAAAACAGTCAAGTAAAATATTTTACAAGCAGTCCCCATGGTTTTACTAATGGACAATTTGTTACTGTTTCTGGTACTGTTCCAACAGGGGCAAATCCAGGTGCCTATGACCAGGATGGAATTGTAGAAGTAATTAGTTCAACAACTTTTTGTATAACTAGTGGACTTAACTTTAATGCTTCGATTGCAGCAAATGAGTCTGCAGGAGAAACGTTTGTTGGTCAGATGGCAGTTGCGTCAGATGTTCGGTTGGCTGGAGAACAAAATAAATGGCTTTTTTTATCGGGACAATTTACTAGAGCAGTTTCAGGTGCAAAACTAAGATTAAAAATCTTTTATGACGGTGATTATGAAAAAACATTTTTAGTTAATGGAATAGATGTAGGAGAAAACTCATTAAAATTTGTTGGTAAATCTTCTGGACAAACCCCAGTAGAACTACCATCCGACATTGCAACAGATGAAACTTATGGAATTCCTGCAGAAAACTTTTTATCAAATTCCAACAAGGGTTATTATATTGTAAAAGACAACATACTTTGTACAGAAAATTCTTCAATTCCAATGGTTTATGGTTCTTCAAACACAACAGTCTTGTTCACAAACAACAATGCCCCATCATTAATTTTTCCTGGATTTGGATTTCTTAATGATTCTGGAATAAATAAAACATACAATTTTGAAACTTTTATTAGAATAAACGGAAATACAACAAGTCCAAAAAGAATTTTAGGACCTCTACAATCAGATGATGGGGTTTATGTGGATGGTTCTTTTATTGGTTTAAAAATAAATAATTTATATAAAACTGTTTATGTTGGAGAATGGTTTAAACCAATGCTATTAAATATTCAATACACAAAAAATAACATAGAACTTTTTATAAATGCAGAAAAACTTATAAACATAAATACTGCAAATGAAAGTATTTCTTTTCCAGAAAAAATTGCTACTACTGGGACATATATTGACAAAGACCAGGATTGGATTGGTTTTTATTATTATGATGAATTTAATTCAATAGAGGTTGATACAGTTGCAATATATTGCTATGTTGTAAATGAATCAATATTAAAACAAAGACTTTTATATGCACAAGCAGTAAAAACATCTATTTTAGAAAATCAGGCTATTCAGAATAATGGAGAATTTTTTCATTTTCAGTATCCGTCATCTAACTATAGCAAGAATTACAATTATCCAACCTTTTCTAAATGGGAAAATGCTAGAATATTAGAAAATATAACAATAAAAGATAATGCATTGTGTACTTTAGAATATGAATTGCCATCAATAAATTTAGGAACAAAAACACAAAATGAATGGCTGTCTGACCAGTATGAAATACAAAGTGAGGCAACAAATTTTATGAGTTTAAAACCAGATTCATCCTATGACGATATTTATGGATACATATATTTTGATAATACAAATATTTTATCAGAGCCTATTTCATCAATATATGCTGTTATAAAAAAACCAGCATCATCGGGCACCGAACAAAGACTTTTAACTATATACAATAATTATTCAAAAAATTATTTTAAAATTTGCTTAATTGGCTCAACTCTTTCATATGTTTTAAATTACAATGGAGTAGACACACAAATCTACTCAACGTCAAGTTCAATAATAAATAATAAAATTGCAATAGGAATTAATTTAGATATTATTAAAAATTCAACAAATTATGAATTATTATCATTTTTTAATGATAACAATTTGGTAATTTATGTTGGAGGAATGTTAGGAACAGAATATACCTTTGACGGAAAAATCTATAAATTTGGAATATGTAATTCTAGAAATTCTTCAAATATTATTGCAAATTTTAATGAAAATGGAATAATGATACCAGCATCATCCTTAGAAGATAATGTAGCAACATATACATTGTTTGTTGAAGAATTGTTTGATAATTTATTTTTAGATATTAAAACAAAATCATATTGGGAATCTTCAGTTTCTTTATTAAATTTATCTTATTTAAACTCGGATACACCAGATTTGAAATTTTTTCAACTAAACATAGATTATCCAGAAAATGTAAACATTGTTGATGGAGAATATGATACAACAAATGAATTAATTAAATCATATATAAGTTTTCAAGAAAACTCATCAGGTTTATCCGAATCAATTTTTTCTTCAACAGTACCACTTACAAAAAATAAAATAATTGATGCAAAATTAAATTGGGCAAATAAAAAATATGAATTTATTGACCATACATTAGTTTACTCACCATCAGACATAGATATAACTGATTACAGTGTTGTAATGCATTTAGAATTTGTTTCTAATGTTTATACAAAACCAATTAAATTAAAATATTTAGAGTTGGCATCAAAAACAACTGAAAGCAATAATGTTTCTACAATTACAACAACATCTGGAGCACCAGTTGAGCATTACTCTCTTGATGAAAATCAATTATTTGATTATCAAAATGATTCTGGTATTTTAATAACAAAAGAATCAACTTCATATTTAAATTTAAACAATAAAAGCGGCATTAGAATGGTTGGTTTAGAATAATGGCAACAGCAAAAGCAAAAATTTCAATGTCAAATGCACAAAGTGGGTATCCTATAAAATATATTATTTTCAGGTTTCAGTCATCAGCAATAACAAATGCTGAAAGTATTGAAATGGTTACAATGAGAATAAATTCTGATGATTATAGAATTATGATATTAAAAGGAACCAACACTGCAACAAATACAAACAATAATAAATTAAAGATTCAAAAAAAAGTTGATAATACTTACATAACGGTTACAGATGCTAGTGTTTATACTTTAAATTCGCAAACACCAACAGGCTTTTTTGAATATAAAGCAGGTGCTGGTCAATGGGCAACTGTAGGAATAAAATTTCCAGAAAAACCAGCCGCAGCGGATTCATATTTTCAAATTAATTCTAATCCAAACTGTAGTTTTACTTTGGCTGGATTTGCATACTACGCTTCTGAAAATAATGAACAAAAACAATATTACACATTCAATACTTGGGGTAATGTAGATGACTTGCAATGGTATGCATATAGCAACACATCTCCTCAAACTTGGCAAAATGTTCATTATTCAGTAATAGACAGCAGGGCAATTGATAGCATTCAAACTCTATTTAATACATTTACTGGAAATGATGCAATTAATCCAACACCCCCAAGTAATATTACAACTGATACAACTGATACAAATTTACTAAATCTTGCTATAAGTCCTGAATTTAAAATATATATAGATGTCAAAAAAACAATAATTACACAAACCCCTGTATAATATGGTATACTAGTGGTTATGGATATTGATACTACAAAAGATATTGGTCAAGTTATGCCCAATCAAATCGGAAAAACAAAGGTTTCTGTTGTAAAGGAACCATTCTCAGACTATGGAATATATGTTTGGCAACTTCGTTCTGGCAAAGTCTTTACAGACGGTGAAGGAAATGCCCTGTCTATTGACTCAATGAGAGGCGATGAATCAAGAATTGCTTTACTTCGTAACGAAGCATCATGGCTAGGTCAACCAGACGGTCAGGCTATATTTTTTGCCAATGTTCGCAAAGTATCTGATGAAGAGCATAGTGAACAAGTTGATAGAATGGCTCAAGGATACATTCCTTCGGAAACAGATTTGGGTGCTCTTGTAGATGCAAAGAAAACCTTTGAACTGTACGGAAGTGATGACTAATGAGTTATTATGAATATGCAAATACACCTGCTCGTCTAGATGAAGCACAAGTAATTAAGAATGAATTTGCTGACTATGACCCTTTTATCAAGTCATGGGATGATATAAAATCTTTCAACGGTATGCAAACCAATTTTAAACGTAGAAGTTCTAGAATGGCTAAGGCTCTAGGTGATGACGCATATCTTGAGTCTGCTGGTGCAATTCAGACTGGTATTAATGGAGCAAGTTCAAATGCTATTAATCCTGGTGTGGTATTTCGTAATGCATATGCATTGTTTGATGTCATTACTCCACCATACAATCTTTATGAACTAGCAAGTTATTACGACACTTCATTTGCAAACCATGCGGCTATTGATGCCAAAGTTGAGAATACTGTTGGTCTAGGGTTTGACTTTATAATTTCTGATAAAACTGGTCTTAAATTAGAGGCAGCAACAACAGACCAAATGGCTCGTGCTCGCAAACGTATCGAAAGACTTAAAGTACAACTTCGTGACTGGCTAGAAAGCATGAACCAAGATGAATCATTTTCATCTATTCTCGAAAAGGTATTTACAGATGTTCACACAATGGGTAACGGATACATCGAGGTTGGAAGAACAGTAACTGGAGAGATTGGATATATTGGACATATTCCAGCGGCTACCATGCGTGTTCGTAGACTTCGTGATGGTTATGTTCAAATTATCGCAAATAAAGTTGTTTATTTTCGTAACTTTGGTGCAAAAAACGTAAACTATATTACCGAAGACCAAAGACCAAATGAAATTATTCATATTAAAGAATACTCTCCACTAAATACTTTTTATGGTGTTCCAGACGTAATTGCTGCTATGCCAGCATTAATTGGAGACATGCTTGCTACACAATACAATATTGATTACTTTAATAACAAGGCTGTTCCTCGTTACATTGTAACACTAAAAGGTGCACAACTTACACAAGAAGCAGAAGACAAACTATTCCGTTTCTTGCAAACAGGTCTTAAAGGACAGTCTCATAGAACTCTTTATATTCCACTTCCAGGAGATTCAGAAACCAATAAGGTTGAGTTTAAAATGGAACCTATTGAGGCTGGAGTTCAAGAAGGTTCGTTTACTAAATATCGTGAACAGAACCGTGACGACATCCTAGTGGCTCACCAAGTACCATTGTCAAAATTGGGTGGTAGCAGTTCTTCAACAATTGCTGACTCATTAGCACAAGACCGCACATTTAAAGAACAGGTTGCTAGACCTGCACAACGCAATCTTGAAAAAATTCTCAATAAAATTATTCGTGAAAAGACAGATATTTTAGAATTTAAGTTTAACGAACTTACTCTTACAGATGAATTGGCTCAGTCACAGATTCTTACTAACTATGTTAAGAACCAAATTATGGTTCCTAACGAGGCTCGTGAACTTCTAAATTTGCCAGAACGTGGAGAAAGTGATTCAATGATTCAGCCAACTGCTAGACAAGCAGCAGATTCAAATGCCAACAATGCTCAAAATAGAACTCGTGATGGAGACCGTCAACAGGCTCAAGCAGATAATACTGCAACAACTGCTGGAAGAAATCCAAAGGGTGAAGGGAGACGCTCCTCTTAAAAAAGTGGTATAATAACATTTATATAACATTTTTATAAAAAGGGGCTATAATTAATACTATGAGTATTCAGAAGGCACATTTTGACATTGACGGAAATAATGTCC